GTTTGTTTAGGATACTTATATATGCTAAGCCTGTGTAATCAGGAAGGTATAGTTTCCGATTCAACATTACCCAATAATTTAACAAATAATAGAACAATACACTAATGTTAGACGTAAGTAGGAAAGATATACTACGAGATGGTATAATGGATTTTGATACAGCTACACGCTTTATCAAACTACCTATAGATTCATATTTGAACCTTTTGGGTACTACACCTAATTCAGCACAGATAGCATTAATTAATGCTATAAACAACCCTAAATATAGATTTGTATGTGCCGCTCTTTCAAGACGGCAGGGAAAAACTTATATAACTAATGTCATCGGACAGTTGGTTTCACTCGTGCCAAATTCTCACATACTTATTATGTCACCAAACTATGCCTTATCTCAGATTTCATTCGACTTACAAAGACAACTAATTAAACACTTTGATCTTGAAGTTGTAAGAGATAATGCAAAAGACAAAGTTATAGAACTATCTAACGGTTCTACTATTAGAATGGGTTCAGTTAATCAAGTAGACTCTACTGTCGGTAGATCGTACGACTTGATTATATTCGATGAGGCTGCATTGGCAGACGGCAAAGACGCCTTCAATGTAGCCGTACGTCCCACTCTAGACAAAGAACTAAGTAAAGCAGTATTTATTTCTACTCCTCGGGGTAGAAATAACTGGTTTGCAGACTTCTACCACAGAGGATTTAGTGATGAATTTAAGGATTGGTGCGCAATTAGAGCCACCTATCACGAGAATCCGAGAGTATCAGACGAAGATATAGCAGAAGCTAAGAAAGCGATGTCTTCAGCAGAGTTTGCTCAAGAATACCTTGCTGATTTTAATACTTATGAAGGTCAGATTTGGAACTTTGACTTTGAAACTTGCGTTCAGGATTTAGAGCAATTAGATACTAGTAAAATGGATGTATTTGCGGGTCTCGATGTAGGATATAAAGATCCAACAGCTTTATGCGTAATAGGGTATGACTGGGACGAACAAAAATTTTATCTTCTAGACGAATACCTAGATGCTGAAAAGACTACTGAACAACATGCTGCTGAGATAAGAAAAAGAATTGTTAAGTATGATATTGATTGGATTTATATTGATTCAGCGGCACAGCAAACTCGTTACGACTTTGCACAAAACTATGATATTTCAACTATAAATGCGAAAAAGTCCGTACTAGATGGTATAGGGCATGTAGCAGGAATTATAGATAATGATTTATTGATGGTGGACCAAAGATGCAGACACACATTAGAAGCAGTTGACCAATACCAATGGGACAACAATCCAAACCTAATGAAAGAACGTCCTAAACACAATATGGCAAGTCACATGGCAGATGCGATTAGATATGCGCTGTACACTTTTGAGACAACCGCCAGTACATTTTAAAATTTAGACCTACCAAAAAATTATTCTTGACAACAAGGTAAATTTTTGGTATAATTTTTATTAAATAGGAAATTATGAATTTAAAAAGAGATTTAGTCAAGTACGTCAGAGACAAAGCGAAATCAGGTTATAAAAAAGAGACTGAATGCTATATCTGCGGAGTAACAGAAAAGTTAGAGTTTCACCACTTTAATGGAATGACTGAGTTACTAGAAACTTGGCTGAAAGCCAATAAAATTACGATAAATTCAGCCGACGAAATAATGAATGTTCGGGAAACTTTTATTGCGGAACATATAGATGAAATTTATCACGAAGCTGCTACACTATGCAAACCCCATCATATGCGGCTACATAGTATTTATGGAAAACGACCAAAACTGGTAACAGCCCCTAAACAAAAGCGATGGGTAGACAAACAGAGGATAAAACATGGCATGGTATGATAGACTTTTAGGCAGACAAACGGAGGAGAAATTAAATCCTGCGCAGTCGTTTATAGCACTAGAAGAAGGACTAACTTTAGATACTCGTGAGAATAAAGATAATTATCGTTCAGCTTACGAAGAACTAGAGGTAGTTAACCGTGCCGTAAATATGATTGTTGATGATGTTTCAGACATATCATTTCAAGTTGGAGAAAAAATTAAAGGAATCACGCCTATCAAAGATAATGTTCGACGAAGTCGTGTTGATTTAATACTAAATAAAGAACCTAACCCTTTTCAAGATGTTAGTAACTTTAAAAGAAATCTAATAGTAGATTTATTAATAGACGGTAATATATTTGTGTACTATGATGGTGCGCATTTATATCAATTACCCGCGAACAACGTAACAATTCACAGTCATACTGAATCATATATTGAAAAGTTTGAGTATGACGGTCACATAGATTACGCCCCTAGAGAAATTATACATATTAAGGAAAACTCATTTAATTCAATCTATAGGGGCGTTCCCAGATTAAAACCAGCATACAGAACAATGTACTTGCTGGATAATATGAGAAAATTTCAAGATAATTTCTTTAAAAACGGAGCCGTTCCAGGATTAGTACTAAAAAGTCCTAACACTCTTTCTGAGAAAATTAAGGAAAGAATGCTGCAAGCTTGGCAAACTAGGTACAATCCTAAAAATGGAGGCAAAAGACCTCTTATACTAGATGGCGGATTAGAAGTAGATGCTTTAACAAAAGTTAACTTTAAGGAGCTCGATTTTCAATCTTCTATAACGGCAAATGAGAAAATAATTTTAGAAGCAATGGGCGTTCCGCCTATACTTCTCGATGGTGGGAATAATGCTAATATTAGACCAAACCATCGACTTTACTATTTGGAAACTGTTTTACCAATAGTAAGAAAAATAGGGTATGCCTTCGAAAGATACTATGGATTTAAGTTAAATGAAGATGTTTCAAATATTCCAGCTCTGCAACCAGAGTTGAGAGATCAATCATCTTATTACCAATCTTTAGTAAATTCGGGCATAATGACACCAAACGAAGCTAGGGAAAACCTAAACTTAGAAACGATCGAAGGTCAAGATGAGTTAAGAATCCCAGCTAATATAGCGGGTAGCGCAGCAGACCCCGAAGAAGGTGGGAGACCACCCCAAACAGAGGAAGAAAATAATGGCGAATAAAAAAGCAGTATTAGAACAATTAGCAGATTATTTTGCTGACAAGGGACGAATGATGTCCCCCGCAGAGTATAAGGCAGCACAGGACGCACCTATCAGATTTATGGTTGCAAAGAGACCTTTTGGATCTTGGGCTCGTATGCAATCTATGATTAAAGTGAACTTTCCAGCAAAATGGGAAAAAGCTAATAAAATAGTAGCAACTCCTGCACCAGCAGCGGCTCCTAAAGCCAAAGCTAAGCCAGCTAAGTCGAAAGATGAAGCTAAGATTCTATAGGAATTGTTATGAAAGAAAAAATATTTCATTGGACTAATACATTCAAAACCTTAAATGAAGATGAGAATGGAAGCATTAACATTAGAGGTTTAGCTAGTACAAACTCAATAGATCGAGTAGGTGATGTTATTAATCATGATGCATGGACAAAATCGGGTGGATTACAAAATTTCGAGAAAAACCCAATAATTTTGTTTAATCATAACTATGACAAGCCTATTGGTCGAGCTACTTCTATGGAAGTAAACAAATCAGGTCTGGAGCTTGGAGCGAGAATCTCTAAGTCAGCAGGCGAAATTAAAGATCTAATTAAAGATGGCGTTCTTGGAGCCTTTTCCGTTGGTTTTAGAGTCAAGGATGCCGTATATAACGAAGAAACTGACGGATTAGAGATAAAAGACGCCGAACTTTTTGAAGTATCAGTTGTTAGTGTTCCAGCTAATCAAACTGCTATGTTTTCTCTTGCGAAATCTTTCGAGACAGATGCAGAGTACCAGGAGTTCAAAAATCTTTTTAAGAATAATAATGAGGCTAATCAAGTTAATAAACTTGAGACGCCACAAGCGACGGATAAAACCGTTTCACAGGAGAAACCTATGTCTATTGACAAAGAAGCTCCTAATGCTAATGTAGACTTGAAAGCATACGCAGAAGAAGTAGCTAAAGCAACTGCTGCTAAAATCGCTATGCAACAAGCCGAAACAAAAGCTAAGGAGAAAGCAGACGCAGAAGAAGCAGCAAAACTTGAATCTCAAGAAAAAGCCGCTATTGAAGCCGAGCAAGAAAAAGTCAAGACGATAGTAGAAGTCGGAATGCAAGGCGCAGAGCGTCTTACTAAAGACCTAGAGGATCGTGTTTCAACAAAACATGAAGACCTTGAAAAAGTCGTCGATGAACTTAAGGCTGATCTTACCGAAAAGAAATCTGAAATCGAAGCAATTCGTGAATCAAAAAGAGTTTTCGGAAGAGAAAGCACTTCTGACTGGAAAAAAGCGCATGAATCAGACATCAACGATGCTTGGGTCATGGGTCTTGCAACAGGAAAAGGTTGGAACACAAAACTTGCACAGAATACTATAGAGAAAGTTAACGCTCATTCAGGCGTTGGCGTTTCATCTGCAGATTTTGAGCAAACTGTTTCAGCTGGAGTTGAAAGAGATATTCAACTAGAGCTAGTACTAGCTCCTCTCTTCAGAGAGATTCCTATGCAGTCAGCAACACAAATCATACCTATCCTACCAGATAGTGGTTACGCAGAATTCGCTTCTGCACAAGCCGCTAGTGGATCATCTCCACATGGTAACTTAGCACAACGTGGTGACACGTATGGCTCACCATTCGGTGGTATTGATATGACAGAAAGAACTCTTTCTACTAAGAAACTAATTTCACAATCTTACTTAGGTAATGAAACTGAAGAAGATGCAATTCTACCAATTCTTCCTTTAATTAGGGAGTCAATTATTAGATCTCATGCAAGAGCTATGGAAAATGCCCTCCTTTTGGGTAACAACGCTGACGGACAATTCGGTACTTCCGGTGCGTCTTTCGACGGTATATGGCACTTAGCTGAAGCTGACAGTGATGTCACACAATCAGCAACTGCATTTGCTTCTGACACAGTTACAGCTG